CAAGACCTGCATCTGGTCGGCGGGGTCGGTGATGCCGGCGCGCATGGCCTCCACCAGCGCCGCCAGGGCGTCCAGCATGTCGGTGTCCGCCCCATACGAGGCTGCCGCTGCGGCGGCTGCGGACGCAGCCAGGGCCAGTGCGGCGCGCTGGTTCGCGAGCTGGGCCTGGAGCGTCGCCACCGTGGTGCCGGCCGGCAGCATGGTCGAGGCCGAGCCCGCGCCGTAGCGGCCGTAGGAGGTATTGGCGTCTGGTGGCGGGAGCGCCGCCGCCATGCCGACGATCGCGGTCGGGTTGGCGCCGCCGGCGATGGTCGCCGCGGCGAAGCGGGTCACCACCGTTTGGGCCTCGGCGGTGACGGCCGGGCCGGCGGCGGCGGCCGAGATCGCGGTGTTGCCCAGGTCGGTGCTGGCGGCCGTCAGCGCGCTGTCGGCCGCGGCGAACACGGCAACGGCGGTGGCGATGATCGTGGCCGGGAAAACCGGGCTACCGGCTTCGATGAACTCGAAGGCGACCTCGATCACCCGCATCTTGTCGCGGTGGATCGCGGTCGAGGCCGACCCGACCGCCACCTTCACAGCGCCGATCGTTGGGTGGATCAGCAGCCCCGGACCCTTCGCCTCCACCGCGTTGTCGAGCAGGCGCTGCATGACCGGCGCCAGGTCGCCGATCAGGTAGCCGGAGAAGCTGTAGATACGCAACGCGCGGCCCATGTCCTCGGGCCAGCCGCCATCGACGTAGAGGTATTCGTGGATCGCCTGCCGCCGGCCCTTCTTGGTCTGCGCGGCGATGACCTTGAAGGGCACGCCGCGGAAGCTCGCCGCTTGCAGCAGGCCCATGAAGCCCGCGATGCTGGTGGGCGGGGCGAGGCCCGTGACGTTGGTGAAGCCGCTCATAGAGCTGGCACCTTACACGAGGCCTTTGATGGTTTGTTTGTTCGGGGAGCAGGCATATCCCGCCACCGGGCAGAGGCGTCGCTTCTCCTAAATTTCGGGTATCGCCTCGTGCCGGCCCGGATGTCGAGGGGCCCAGGCTGGCCTGGGCATGGGTGCGGCAGTTGTGGGGTACAGTCCGGTTGACGCGCTCGTCTCGAGAACGTACGCTTTCGGCCCATGGAAGTTCCTGCCAAGATCCAATACGCCGCACAGCGACTGAAGAAGGGCCATCGGGTCAATCGCATTACTGTGCGCGACTTCCTCGGCCATTTCGGGGCGGAACGACGAGGGTCGGTTAAGCTCGAGGGGATACGTAGAATACTGGATTCTCTCGACCTTGAAACCGACCCGGACTTTGAAACGGCATGGATTGACGAACCAATCTGGCTACGGCTCAAAAACGGTATATCAACCACAGATAACGGCCTGCAGCCTGCGGATGACCTTGGCAGTGACCAGACCAGTGCGGACCAAGAGGAGATCGTTCTCGAGAGCACGCCATCGGCGGTTCGACAAGCGATGGAACAGTCCGAGTCGGCGCCTACATCGGCAGAACCCGACGCTCCCGAGGGAAAAGTAGACTCAGAAGCCTCCGACCCTACGTTCCGCATAGGCAGCTTGCCGGCAGCAAACAAGCCCCTTGTCGCGGTGAATCAGGACGACGACGTAGCCCGGGCTGTCTCGCTAATGATGCAATACGACTTCTCGCAATTACCTGTCATGCAGGGCGAACGGGAGGTAAAGGGCGTAGTTACTTGGAAGTCCATTGGCTTGCGGCAGGCACTCGCTTGTAAATGCGAACGCGTAGCGGACTGCCGTGAAGATGCACGGATTGTTGACGCCAACCGAACGCTATTTGATGCGATCCCGACGATCGTCGAATACGGCTATGTGCTGGTTCGCCAGCGTGATCGCAGAATCACCGGCATCGTAACAGCCAGTGATCTGAGCTTGCAGTTCCAAGCACTAGCTGAACCGTTCCTCCTGCTTCGAGAAATCGAGCTCCATGTCCGACGGATCATGAAAGGAAAAATTACGACAGAGGATTTTGCCTTGCTCGATAGCCCCGCTCCGTCAAGCCATCCACCACAAAACATAGCAGACCTAACATTCGGTGAGTATGTTCGGCTGTTCCAGAATCCACAAATATGGGGAAAGCTCAATCTGAGAATTGATGGTGTTGTTCTTACCAAACTGCTTGACGATGTCCGAAAGGTTCGTAATGACGTCATGCACTTCGACCCCGACCCCATGACACCAGACGAACTTGGCACTCTCAAAATGGCTGTGCGTTTTATGCAACAACTCTACGAACTTGTACCGTAGGCCGCTGGTTCCGTAAGGTTCGCGGACGCGAGGCAACCGTCCGGCAAACCGTCGATGCCGCATGGCAGGGCCATTAGCTCCATCCCCCACCACCGCCGACCATCGGCATGCTGTGCTCGATCCGCGGTGGCGACGCGCGAGCCGCGCCCGTGCCGACCGCCGTTGCCGTCGTGCCCTGCGGTGCACCATGTAGATGCACGTCCACCTGAACATGCCCGGCCAGGCTCGCGATTGCCGGCGCGCTCACGACATGCCCGGCGCGTTCCGATTCCAGGCCGGGCGCGCCGCCGCTTTCGTAGGGAAAGAACGCATTCGCCGCACCGGAGGCATCGGGCGAGCCGCGCACGCCGCTCATCAGTGCCGCGTTCCTGCCACTGCGGAGATCCTCGACCAGGAAGCCGTAGTTTGCCTCATCCGAGGACGGGTCCAGATGGTGCGCCGCCGCCCATTGCTCGAACTCGACACGCCGCGGACCTGTCCACTGCGCCCAACCGAAACCGCCGCGCGAGCCCGGGATCAGCGGATGGTCTTCGTTGATCCCGCGCAAGCCGGACTCGGCCATCAGGTTCGACACGATGCCGGCGGCCTGATCTTTGGTGATACCGAGGTCGCGCGCCAGAGCATCGCGAACGCCCGCGGCCCGCTCCTGGTTCGCCTTGTCCAGCATGCTCCGCGACGCGGCGCGGCTGCTGGTGCGCCCCAGCCAATGCCAGGCGCGCTCGTACCAAGGCGGCCGGTAATCGTCCGACGACGGGGCCGGATTGAACGGGGAACCGAGCGGCGCAAAGGGAAGCGTGATGCCGCCCGGCGTGAAGATCGTCCTGGTGTCGTCGTGCGTCGTCGCGGGCGGGAGCTGGTTCGCCAGCGCGCCGATGCCGGCAGTCGCCGCCAGCAGCTCAGTCGGCCCAAGCAGGCCGAGCGCACGCAATATCCACACCGCCGGCTTGATGGCCGACAGCGCGGCGACGCCGCCAAGCACGGCGGTAGCGTTCTTCCCATAGGAATCCGCCAGGTCTTTGTTGCGCTCGATCCAATGCGACGTGGTGTCGAGGACCTTGGTCGCGGTGCCCGACCAGCTATCCACGATGCGGTTGCCGACGCCCTCGATCGCCAGGCCGAGTTCCGACCAGGACGCATTCATCTTCTTCGCGTTGGCCGCCATTTCGGCGGTCATCACGCCGCCCGTCTCCCGCGCCCGGCGCACGAACGCATCGAGGCCCGCCTGCCCCTTCTCCAGCAGCGGCAGCAAATCCTTGTCCACGCCGACCGCCGCGAGCGCCCGACCGGCCGTCGCCTTGTCGGTATAGGTGGACGCCTTGTCAGCCAGCTTACCGAGCGCGTCCTCCGTCTTCGTGATGTTCCCCTGCGCATCGCGCCAGTCGATCCCGAGCGCCTTGAGGTTCATCTGCGCCGTGGCGTCGCGATTATAGAACGCCGCATGCAACGTCTCGGACAGGCCGCGCAAGCTGCTGTCCATCGCCTCGGCCGAGCTGCCGGCCAGCCGCGCGGCACCGCGCAGCGCACTCAGCCGATCGACCGGCGTGTTCAACAGGTTCGCAGTCTTGCTGATCGAATTGCCCGCGTCGGCCCATCGCCGGCTCAGCTCGACCATCCCGCCGAGGCTCGCGGCCGAGGTAATCCCGGCCATCGGCCCGGCCAGCCGCTCCACCGCCCGCGCCGCGCCGAGCGTGCGGTCGCCGAGCGTCTGCATGCCCTCGGCAGCGCGGTTGATGCCGGTGACCTCGCCGAATTTCGCCAGGCTCTTGTTGAACCGCTCGGCCGGCGCGGTCAGCGCGGCGATGCGCTTGTTGATCGCATCGAGGCCGGCACTGGCGGCATCGTTGATGCCGATGCCGATCGCGAAGCCGGCCGACTTACCCGCCACGTTCGTGCTCCGCGACCCGAGGCATCAGCCTGACCCAACGGAACAGCGCCGGCAGCGGCAGTGCGAGTGCCCACCGCAGGCCGTCGCCATAGAAGCGGCCGGTCTGCGCCGCGAGGATCTCCAACTCGCCCGACAGGGCCAGCGCGATCAGGGAGGCGGCGCCGCTGCTGCTGCCAGCGCGGCGGCGGCCTTGGAAGCTGCCTCGGCCTCGGCCGCTTCCTGCTCGGCTGCGGCCTTCTCCGCGGCGCGTCTCGCGGTGCGCCAGGTCTCCAAAGGGTCGGGGGCTGGCGCGCCCACGAACTCCTCCAGGTAATCGGCGATCTGCTGATTGAACCAATGCGGCTGCTGTTTGAGCACGTCGTACGGCACCGCCGAGGCCGACTCGATGATGCGCAACGTCACTTCGAGCGGCGCCGCACCGCGCACCGCGGTTGCCTTCAGCACGTCCTCGGACGTGGGCGCACCCAGCTTCACCGAATCATAGCGCATGTCGGCGTGCACCATCGGCTTCGGCAGCGTCCAGGTGATTGGCTCCGGCGGCGGCTGCCAGGGCATCATGCGCCGGCTCCTGCCATGATTTCCATGATGGTTCCGGCGACGCCTTCGAAGCGGAAGTCGAAGCCGGCGTCGGCGCCGTTCACGCCGGGGCGGCCGACATACCAAAGATTGTGCCCGACGATCTGCTTGCCGTTGGCGAGCAGGAAGACGACGGTCGCATTGCTCATCCCGGTGAACGAGGTGACGCTGTTCGCCGCGGTGTCGCGGAACTTGCCCGAGATGTAGGGTGCGACCGGTTTCTGGTCGTAGCCGTCCACGCCGGACAGGCTGCTCACCGTGGTGTTCTCGACGTTGGCCGGGTCCCAGGCGAACTCGATGACCGAGATGGCGGTGCCGTTGACGCTGGCGGCGGTGATGCCGGAGAGGCGGCGGTTGGTGGGGGTGCTGGGCGCTAATGTGCCTGACATGAATTAGTACCTGTGGTAGTGGCTCAGTTTGAGCAATCGGCAAAGGCGATCCAAGATTGCCCCGTTGTGGTGACATGATTGTTAAGGCAGGATGGACTATCGCCCAGCACAACCTCATGCTGAGAGACCTCCGGACAATGAATTCAGCGCAGATCCTTCTCGACAAGATCGGACCTCATCCATCCAAAGCATCAAAGAGGATTTCCGCCAATAAGGCCGTGGAGGACTTTGCGAATCATCTAGACTGGCTCTGTTCTCGGCACGTGAAAAAATCTTACAACCAGTCCTATTTGGTGGGGTGGGTATTTGGCACGAAGAGAACGTTTAATAAGAAGAGCGAGGCGGACGGTTACTGCCGGGCAAACCTGTTGGTTGCAAATCGATGCTTCAAAGACCTGCTGGTCCAAATGAGAGGAGGGCGGGTCAAGATAACCAGCAAGTCATTACAAAATTATAGCGAGATTGTGAGAAGTTACGTCTTCGACTTAAAGCCCGTGGCGGAACATTTGGAACGCCAGAAGGACAAGGACTACGTTCTTTTTGTGGGCTGGCAAAATTACGGTGTTCACACATGGGAGGTTTTTCGAGTGAGCAGACAGCTCGCGATACAATCTGCTTTCAGGGGCCAGCTTTTCCATATGGACTTCAAGACTTCGCAAATCGCGTCGGTCTTCGTATTGCGACAGGCGTTGGAAGCAAAATTCTTTCGCCTTGTAGGAGTCGAGATCTATAACAAAGATGGAGATTCTCCCAAACTTAGGCATATGTTTCATTACGACTTCATCGTATCACATCCACATTACTTCACGTTCCGACATGTCGCATTTACTGACTTGAAGAAAATCTATGAATGGTGTAACGACGTAGTGCATCATGTCTATCATGCCGTCGCTTGGGAGCTTGATTTTGCTCACGAGATCTGCAAGGGACTATTTAATCCAGTGAGTGTTCCGCCAGGTTCAGGATGGTCAATTAACAATGCGGTCGAGATAAAAAAAGTTGATGACATGCAGCATGAGTTTATGCGGCACTTTGTCGTTTCTTACCATCACGGAATATGGGCAATCGAGGCAGCTTCGCCGGAAGCGCTCTGCATCTAAGTGCGATCTATTCTGGTGAGTCGAGCGAAACCGGCCCCCACCCCTATGTGCTTTGCTGAAACTGAATGAGCAGCCCGACGTTAATGACCTGGTCGCTGAAATCCAGCGGCAGATACATCAGCACCTGCCCCTTCGTCCCCGGCCCGGCGGTGGCATTCTGCGCAAACGTCTGCACGTTCTGCACGATGAAGATGCTCGCGAGGTAGGCATAGACCGCGATCACCGCGCCCAGCATCGCGTTTGGCGTGGTGGCGGGCGAACCGGGCGGGATCAGGGTTCCGTTGCTGACCAGGATCTTGCCTGGAGCGATGAACTGGCTGGTGATCTGCGTCGCTATATAGCGCGCCGCGTACATCGCTTGGAACATGATGTTCGTGTTCAGATACGAGTTGTCCGGCTGGCCGCTCGCGTTGCTCTGGTAGGTGGTGATCGAGCGGTCGATCCGGCACACCCCGGCCGCATCCACCGTGAAAGTGCTGATGCCGTCGAACAGCAGGGTGTTGCGCTCCGCCGGCGTGTCCTGCGAGGCGATCGGCGGCGGCAGCAGGTTGAGCACCTGCGTCGCAAGCCCCTGCGCCGGGTTGACGCGCAGCCGGATGACATGCGCGGCGCACCAGTCGGACGCCTCCAGCCAGGCCGGCGTCGGGCTGTTGTAGAACCCGAGGATGGTCGCATGCTGGTCGTTGCGCCCCGTGCCGAAGGTCGTCCGCGCGCTGAAGGTGCCGCGATAGGCCGAGAAGACGTGCCCGTACAGCATCGTCTCCGCTGCCCAGCGACCCGACGCATCGGAGAGGAACGTCTGCAACGCATTCAGGCTGGTCGTGTCGGTGTAGGGCAGGTCGATATAGTCGAAGAGCTGCACGCCCAGGTTCGACAGCAGCGTGGTCAAGGCCGGGTTGGTCGCGCCGCCGGAGAAGGCGGTGATCGTGTAGCCCACGCCCGGCGGGACGACCTCGCCGTTCTGCGCGCCGCGATAGGCGAACCGGATGTCGATGTCGTTCAGCGCGAGGCCCTTGTGCAGCGCGGTCAGATCGACCTGGTTGGCGTTCGTCCCGTCAACCGCCGCGGTGCATGCCACGCCGGCCGAGGCCGCGATCGCGGCAATCGTATTGGCCGCGATGGTTGCCGCGGTGTCGCCACTGTTCACCGCAACGGGGATCGACACACCCATCAAATACAGCGGCAGCGTGCCGGCGGCGGTCGCCGGGCCGGTGAAGCTGATGCTGCCGGTCGCGGCGGTGCCGCTGCTCGCGTCAGTTAGCGGCCCGAGCCAGACCTCGCCGAACGGGTCCATCGCGCGGTAGGCGGCGTATTTCAGCGCCAGCACCGAGTTCAGGCCGCACAGCCCGTTGACCTGAGCCTGGCTGTAAGCCTGCACCGCGATGTTCGGGGTTGCGGTGCCCGCGCTGGTGATCTGGCCGATCAGCAGCGCGCGCGCATTCTGCGTCGCCGTGTTGGCCTGGCTGGGATCGAACTCGGCATTGACGCCGGACGGGCGCCAGTACTGCCAGGGGAAATACTTGAAGGCGAGCGAGGCGCTGTAGCTCACGGCTTGGTCTCCGCCAGATGCATGCCTTCGGGCGACTGACCCGAGGGTTCGTCACGGGTGAGAAGCGGCGCCGCAGGGTCTTGCTCATGTTCGGCCGCGGTCAGCGGAAGTGGCCCGCCGGCGAGGTGTTCGAGTTGGCCGACGGCTGGCGGCAGGTGCCACTCGAAAGCGTCGGCCGCCGCACGCGCGGCGGCATGGTCGACGGCCTGTGGAAACACAGCGGCGGAGACAGGCGGTCGAGGCGGAGGCGAAGGCGCGGCCGGCGGCTCGGCTAGCACCACGTCGCCGTCGCGGACGCGGCGATGCCAGAAGGTTATCTCGGGCACATGCTCGCCCTGCGGTGACAGAAGGCGCTGGTTTGGTCCGCGCACAAGCAAGGGGAGGGCAGGATCATCCTGCCGGTGTCCCGGTTTGACGAACATTATCACCTCATGATGGATGAGTCGCCACCCGCAGGCACCCGCAGGCAGCTTGGGCGGGTTATAGCGGCCTGCCCCAAGGTCGTCGTTCGGCCGGCTATGAACCGGTGGTGGTGAAACCGAAAGATCGCCTTTCGTCGGATTGCCAGAAAACTCACCGGCCGCGCTCCCATTGCCATGATGGGCGCGATCCCGCGATTCCCAACTTTGCTAACTACAACGCGCTGCAGTTGTCGGCAGGCCAATAGTTACGACGGCCGTCGCTAGCTCCGAAATCGAGAGTAGCGCCGGCAGCTTGTAGTCCGGCATGCGCCCTAGCGCGGCAGTAGGGCCGCGGAGGACATCAGTGAACCATCGTCAGCTGTAGCCAAGCGGACAGTTTGTCTGATTCTGTGCCCATGCCGTTGCTTCGGCTTGAGAAACAGGCCCAGTGCCCAATGTGTAGCCATTAGCGCCAGCCCAATTTGCTCCCTGCCGGATGTAACACAATCCTCCACTATCTTTGACAACGTACCAACTCGACCCGCCGCATATCCCCGTATCGAGCAGTCGAGGACGATTAGCCGTCATCTTGAGAAGAGCCTTATGTGATATGGCTGAATTGTCTGCCGTGAAGTCGTTAAGAATAACAAACTTACCACTGTCATCGCTCACGAATTCATATGCAAGTCCTGCCGCGGTAATAGCGACGCTGACCAGTGTAGCACTATCAGGGATAATAGCCGACGCACCTGGGAGTGCTGGTTTGGTTACGAATGCAACTCCGATGGGTGTTGTTATTGAAAATACCAGACTGCTTGCGTCATAGGTTACTGTCGCCTCAAACGGCTTCGGAAACTCCACGCTGACCGTAAAGAACTGGTCGTTGACCACGGGATCGAAATCTGCCTCAACCACGCTACCGATATCGTTGGTTACGTGATCTCCTTGTATGTTCAAGGCACCACGCCCGAGCAGCAGACGAAGTGCCGCAGGACTGTTAGGCTTTATCTGGGTCGCCTGTAGCGCTTTCGACACAGGATAGGCTGCCTGTGGAACCAGATGGTTCTGCACGAAGTCAGCCCTGAAGGCCTCGGCGGCCGGGCGCATATGAGAGGCCGCGATCCTTATAACCGGAACGTCCATTCTTACACTCTCCTGTTGGTTTGTTTGGCATTGAAGCAGACTGTACTCTCCTGCACAAGCATGCCCCCGTCACCAGGCGCACCCCTCACGGTGTTATACTGACGGTCGTAAATGGATCAGCAATATCTGCCGACAAAGCCCTTCCATAGATGTTCAAAGGCACTATTTTCTCTACCGCGGCGGGCGGTATAAACGCTATAAAGTTCAATACAAGAGCGAGGTTGCGTTGTGTCGTAGCGTTGCCAGTCGAAAAGAATGCGTCTACCAGCAACGGCAGACGGACCATTGACGTCCCGTTTATCAAGTGAGCGTATTGTCCCGTATACACAATATAGAAGCCCTCCAAAATGGCATTGGTTGTTTCTCCATTTGTCAAATGCAACTGTATAACCTGAGCAGACCTCTGCGCTGGAGGTGAGACAGAGACATCGTTCCCGTTTACCCTGCTATCTACCTCCTGCCATATAATCCACTCAAACCACTTCGACGTTCGTATCGTTGGAAACTTGAGTAAGATATCGAAGTCCCTTGGCACTGCCGTAAATGTCGGAACGATATCAGTCGTCTTTAACGAAAGCCGTGGCACCGTCGTCGTCGTAGGTCGTATGGTA